AACAAGAAGAACAAGGGAAAAGGAAAGTCCCCAGCCAAGCCGTCGTCCGAACTTGACTGGGCCGATGAGGTTGCATCGGAACAGGAGGACGACCATCCGTGCGCCGACATGTCTGAATGCCAGGAACACAACCCAGACGCCACAGGCCAATTCCAAACCTGGAAAACGTGCGACGCTGGCCACGGATTCAATGCCTCTTCGCTCGGGCACAACAGCAAATGCCATATCTGCCTCGGCCGCCCGATTAACTCTACCGGCTCCCACGTCCACACGGTGACGCCAGCAACACGCATTCGCAACAAGACGAGTGTCCGCGGCGTCCCCAGGCCCAGCGATGAGGGGTACTGCTACTTGGATCTGTTCCAAGAGCGCGACCAGAAGCGCATTGCCGCCCTTCTTCAGGCCAACCCAACCGTCCGGGATCTCCGTTCCGAAATGACCCAGGGCGAGTACGTTGAGCAGGCGCCTCTTGTCGTGCATCAGGTCGGCAGCAAAATGTGGTACCATGTCGACGTCAAGGGAATGTCCCAACCTTGGGACGCTTATGACCAAGATCTGTGCGTCGGCTCCATTAACGTGCCCAAGATCCTACTGGACTCCAACTTCAAGGACAACGTACTCCAACCGGTCCAGCGCGAGATGATCAAGAACATGGAGCACGCTGCTCTCGTGTGTCCTTACACCATCACTGGCCGCCAAAACGAGATCCTGTCAGCCGTTGGCATCCCTGTCGCACCTTTCCCCGTCCGCTCCCACCCGCATCCGGTTCACAAAGCAATTGAGAACCATTTTTTGTTTCAGACGCTCGCCCCTAGGCTTCGGGGTGCTGACGTCCTCGTCATGTTCATGAAGCCAGAAAAATTCACGAAACTTGCCGGTCTGGCTGGGTGGCATCATGCCAGCTTGTGGAATCCGGGGCTCACCGCCCGTGACCACACTCGCTGGCCGCTCACGCCCAGACCCCAATCTAACGCTGGCATCATATTGATGCATGATGCCGGCCACTATATAACACCCGAATTCATTTTGGGACTTCCGATGCACTTTCCGGCGGTGCACACCATTTACTTTACGGGAATCCTGCCCTTTGAGGCGCAGGAAAAAACCCAGTCGCTCTGGCCGGAGCTTTACTCTCTGTCCTACCCAACTGGGTCGGACTCTTTCCTCTACTCGCTGGAAGGGCGAGCCGAGGAGAATTATCAACAACCCTTCCACACATTACGCTGGCTCGATACTAATGTCATCGAGCATCCATCTCAACCATCGTGGGCTGTCGAGCGCCTGGAGAGCGTTTATGCGCACCATCTCTTCGTGCTCCGGCCCAAAACCGAACGCCTCATTTTGAGGACTATTGACTCTCTCCCGTGCCCATCTGTGGTGCGCATCACTCCGACGGATCCAGAGATCCCGCTGACCCATCCCTGGGTCCCAGCTTCAACATTTAGGAGTTTAATTGCGCACTCTTTGGCGCTGAAGACGTATTCGCCCCACGATAGCTGGGCAAAACTCCGCAGCCTACTTTCAGGCGTGGAAAACAAGTTCATGCCGAATGCGACCATGCACCATCTGGTCGCTTTGTCATGCCAAGTCCGCGGCTCGTTGCCCCCTCCCAACGTGTCCGTATTAACTCAATTACGGAGGAAAATTATGATCAAGTTCGCTTGGTATTTGCGCTCGAAACTGCCCAACTGGCTGTTTCAACTGCTGATGCCTCGCTCTGCCGTCCGCTTCCGCGTGATTGAGCTCGCCGTAGCCGAGCTTCACGTGGAGCACCGAAAACTGTCCCCCTGGGGGGTTGATCGTGTCATGGATCTGACGACACTCGATCAATCACATTCCATATTTTACGATGGTGACGCTGCACACCATTCGTCCACCGACTCCCGCAGCAATTACAACCTCCCGGACCCTCAACTCGCGCCCGCGTTGCTGATTGAGCCGCCATACGAAGATTGGCGGCGTACCATCCTCGATCGCGTCGACCACCTGAGGCACGAGGCACCAACGGTTGCACCGGCGGGCCTCATCCCGACGCAGGTCCTTACGACGGACCAAATTGAGATGGCCCGCACCCAGCTCGGCCTCGCTGTGCATCAGGTGATCCCGCACCTTGAGAGATTGGATGCGCGCAATGGAGTGAGCGTTCGGTACGAGCTGCCCGCCGGCATACCTGCAGCTATTCACCAGGGGTTTCGAATTGGAAGTGCCGCTGGCCTCCAAGCGATACAAAGACCCCGTCCTGGTGAACAAATCGCATTGCAGGGCCACCGCAACATCAAGCGACTCGTGGCGCGCACGGACGAGCTCACCAAGTTGCGCCCCGCCATCGCCCACTTCGAGCTGGAGGAGGCTCAGTACTGCGTAGGTGCGTACCCACGCAATGACTGCCTTCTCCGTGCGTTGTCCGAGGCCTTCGATGTCCCAGCCGAGACTCTCTGGGACAAGTTGTGCACACTGGTCCCGTGGCACGTGCTTTCTGAGACGGATAACAATGACCAGGGTCTGAGCTCCATGCATGCCCATCTCTTGGCGCTGTTGTATTCCCAATCGGTGCAATGCATGTATCCGGTCGCGGCTCCCCCCAACGCTCCCCCTCGAATTGGCGTGCTCGGCGAAGTTCATAGCACAATCATCTGGATGCCAGCCCTCGGTGCACGAGCCGCACACTGGCAGTTTTTGCAGAAAGGCCCCGCTGCACAATACAACACGACTGAACCTGGGGCCGACTTTTTCGAGATATGGGGTGCCGCGCCCCTTGAGAACGCGTTCAGCCGATTCCCCTTTAAAGAGTGGACGGCCAACGCCAAACGCGCGCGCGTGTTTTTCTCCGCCTGGTCAGAGCGCCAGATCGGAATCAATTTCAAGGAAACCATGGAGCAGGCTCAGCTCCACAAGAGACAAATAGCCACCAGCCTCAAGTACGAGTTTTCTGATGAAGACAAGAAAGTTGAGCTGTGTTTTGTCCACGGGGCGCCCGCCAGCAGCAAGAGCTCCCCGGTGCAGAAAGTGCTGCGCACATGGCTCTCCAGCTCTCGTAATCGAACTGGAGAGCTCGTGGGCAACTACGTCGCGTTCTTCCGCGTCCTACTACTGGAGGACTGGAAGAGCAAGATCGGTGTTGACGGCACCACATCATATTGCCTGAAGACTTGGGAGAATCTTCTGGCTTACGACATCAAGTTCCTCATAATTGACGAACTTTCACAATGCCCTCCTGGTTGGTTGGATTACGTCGTCCTTCAGAACCCACAACTCAGACGCATCATTTGCCTCGGCGACGTGTGTCAGGGACCATTCAACTCCGGAAAGCCGGAGGTGCTCCCCATCGACAAGTTGCCTTCCACCATAACTACGGTGCTGCCCTGTAGCACGCCGTATCTCAATTACAGCTACAGGATTCCACAAAAGCTCGCTCAAAGGCTCGGGCTCACCACGCTCTCCAAGAAAATGGGGAGCATCACTTACTCTCATGGCTGGCTACCTCGCCGGGATGGAGCGTTCCTCGTCCCATCCACTAGCGACTCGATGCGCCACTCCGAACTCATGGCCCCGACCAAGGTGTACACGTACACATCACCCCAGGGCCGTGAGTGGGAGTGCGTGCAAATCCTGATCACCAACGCTGCTCTGCTGTCCTGCTCGAATGAGTCCATATGGACTGCTGTCACTCGCACAAAAGATGTGCTCCACCTCGTTTTTGACACAGCAGTTGACTTTCAGCAGGTGCGTGGGCATCGCATGTGGGGACCAATCCTCTCGGCCAGTCAGCCACTCGATCGATACAGGGCGTTTCCGGCGATGGCGTCTTGCCAACAATATTTCTACCCAAGGCCAGCCGAAGTCTGGGGTGGACGACTGGCAACAATCGGCGAACAATTAGGTGAATGGGAACAACAACGGATTGAGGACGTGCCCCCAGCGCTTCGGGCACTCTTACCCAACATGATCGAGCCCGACATGGTCCAACCAACCCTTCTCAAGGGCGATCCAGTCGAGCCGATCCTACGCACTCACCTCCCAAAAGGGCTTCACCCGGTCCATTCCACCGAGGCTCAGCACGCCGCCCCCCGCGAGCAACGCGAGCTCCGTTTTGGTGACGACCTGGGTCAACAGTGGCCTGACACCTTCGGCACGCGAGCGGCCACAACACTCGCAGACAACATTTTCCCGGTGCACTCAAGCACACACGACAGGACGCTGTTCCCGACGGCAGTGGCCAAGCGACTCCGCTTTCGTTCCGCGGCCGAGAACGCGGAACGTTACGCTCGCATGTCCACCTTGGGCCCGAGCATCTTCGAACGCTTTCGCGGCCACTACGGACTGCCCGAGGAACCCGTCCCCTTCGACCACGACCTCTTTGCGCGCTGCATCATCGCGACGAGCTCCAAGAAGCTGGAGAAGCCTCTGAGCATGTTGGAAGCGAACGCCAAACGAGCCGACCCGGACTGGAGCAAAGAACTCCTTCACATTTTCGTCAAGTCCCAGGTCCGCGCCAAAGCAGAAGCGCTCGCGAGCAGAGTCCGCGGTCAGGATGAAGACCCTGTTGTGCCTATGTTAGAGGCCGCCAAACCTGGTCAGACACTTGCGACGTGTGCTGACCACAACGTCATCACCCTTGGTCCGGTCGCTAGGTACCTCCGCATCATGCTGGAGCGGTACCTGCCGGACCATATCTA